CATCAGGACTGTCAGGTCCATAGGTTGGTCGAACTGCTGTGCCGAGTATAAACACGGAGGTTAATGAACTATCCGCAGGTAGAATTAAGTAACCATCGACTAGTTTGAAATCTATTAAGATAGCATTGCGATCCGTGTATGGGTTTTTTGTCCATACCTGGTGAATTTCCATCACCTCCAAATCGTTATCGATCCGTACTGCTTTATCTGCGGCAGGGTTGGATGTGGCGGCTACATTCTTTTGGACAATTTTTAATAGTTCAGGCCATTGGCAACGATGCCATGCAGTCTGCGCCCGACTATTTATTGCCTCCTTAAAAAAGAACTCATCCACACTTGTCAAAGTCGGCAAGCCTGCCGCCATTTGGAAGCGTTTCTTTAAGGAGTCAAATGTTGTGGTTCTTGCCATTATTGAACATTAGCGATAGTTGGGCTAATAGGTTGTCCGCCCGCTTGAATGTTGTGCCTTCTGAATTGTGATGGTGTGCGATATTGCAAAATGTCGTTCCTGTATTGCCGACTTTGCTCTCGCACTAAATTAATTTCCTGAGCCAGCATAGCTTCTGAGTTTTGTTCTTCTGCAAATGCTTTCTCAGTCTGTCCATCCCCTCGCAAAAATCCTGCATATGCGGAATGTGCCAGGTAATCGAAAAAGAAGTTTGGCACATTTTGCTCGTCCCCAGCTTCATCACCATAATAACCAGTAGTTGCTGATCCTGAGTTAATTTCGCCCCGCAAATCTTTGCGGTAAGTTATGTAAACATTTACACCGTCTAACGCAGTAGGCTCAATTATCTTAACGGATGGAAAACCACCTGAGTCCATCTCGGTTAGAAATGTATATTCATCGGGGTAGCGTGTGGTGGTTGGGTCTTCTTTGTGAATACGGAAAACCACATTGGCATCACTAGCCAATTTGTTACTCGTTCCATATATTCTCAAAGTATTAGAATCGCTGGTTACTACTGCGACACTTTCGCCTACTACTGTAAACTGTGGCCAAGGGTAACGCTCATGGGCAATACGAGCCGCACGATTAACTAAATCTCTAAGGAAACTTGCGTCAGTTGCCTGCAAGGCATCAAGTCCAGCTAATGCACGAAACCTAGATTTTAATTCCGAATAGGTTGCTGTCGCGTAGTTTGCCATAATTTAAATATTTAGTGTTTTACTACCGTCTCAGGGTTGGATTTCTCAAAATCTTTCGTCCATTCCTTATTCGCCCAACAACCAGGTTTTTGCTGTTCATGCCTCAAGTAAGTCGTCATATCAGTCACCCGTTTCAAACGAAAGTTTCCCTTGCCTCCCTCGAGGGATTTGGCGGCGTGGCGGATTTGCTCCTGCCTCTTGGCGTAGCCTGCTTTCTCGCGGACTGCGGCCTGCTCGTTTGCTTTGCGGATGTAGTAAGCGATCTCCTCTTGCGAGTTACCGCTTTTTTTACCTCCTCGAACGATGATATTTAGACTCATATTAAAATGAAAAAGGGAGCCGGCCTACCCCTAAACCGGCTCCCCTGAATGAACACATGAAACAAACAACTACTAATTGTCTGATATGAATGATTAAACGATAGAACCAAGAGCGCGTGGATTGCCGACACGAAGGGTCAACATAGCCTCACAGAAAGCTCTCTTTCCACCACCGTTGTCGGGCAGTTCCATTACGGAGATACCTTCCAAGAATTTCAAGGATACGGTGTCATCGTCAGGAATGAGATAAGCACGGTCGGTGTTTACAGTTCCAAGAGCGGTGTCTGTGCCGGATGGAGTGCCATCGAATCGTCCAAGAAATAGGTCAGGGATGATATCAATGGTTCCGAAGTCCGAAACATAGCTTAAAACACTTCTAATCAAGGACTTACCACTAACATCCTGAGTTAATTGATAACTGGGATTATTGGTGACAGTTGCACGAGTGTAGTCGGTGATCTTGTTCATCACAGCAGGAGCGGCAAACAACTTAAAGTTGCTCTTAGCGCCAGAAGCGGTGTAAACAGACTGAAGAAGTCCACGAAGACCATCTTCGGTCAAGGATGCCAAGGATACACGGGAACCACTTACTGCGCGGAATGCTTCTTTAGCAGTTGTGTCGAAGGTGTTACCAGTTGCGGCTGGATCAGACCATAAACCAAGTCCTGCCATCGTTGCACCTGCGGAACCTGATCCAGCAGCTTGGTCATTACCCGAAGCAATCGCCACTTCAATAGAGCGCTTGAGCTGGATGAGGGACTTAGCCTTGCTGCTTGAAAATAAAGATCCGCCAGGAGCGACATCAACCATTTCAGCCTGACGACTGACAGCAAAATAATCTCTGAGCGTGGCGACCCGGTTTGTCAAGCGAGCGCGAGAGTCGATCAAGTTTTTAGCGGAGCTAAGAGTAAGATCAACACCATCGATATTTGCACTTGCGCCGGATGGATCTTCAAGGCTATCTACGAGCCATTCGTTAAGTGTCGCTTTAGGAGCGGCGGATTGTGAGAGTGTGCTATATAAAGGGGTTTCTGTCGGCTCGACAGTCTTCAGAAGTGATTCTAAATTTTCCTTTGCGCCTTTACCAGCAGTTACATTGTAGGAAGTTGCTATTGCCATTTTTAGTAAGAATTTTGAATTTTAATATTTAAAGTTTAGTCGCTGAGATAAGCGGCTAGATCGTTAGCCGAGAGTGGTCCTTTGCGCTTAATCGATTCTTTCTGTTTCTGTTTCCGGGTTGCGGCGTTCTCCACAGGAGGAGATACATTACCTCCATCGGTAGGAGGTGGAGCCTTGGGCTTGACCACTTTCTTTTTTGGTGCGGTGCTTGCCTTTTGGTCGGCCTTGATCGCTTCGATACCCCTTACGAGAGTGGCGGCGATAAAGTCACCATTGGGAAGATTGTTTAGTACATGACTGTACTGCTTTTTAAGATTACCGAATAACTCCTGGCGGGTCTCTGCTAACTCACTATCTTCGTTCAACCATGAATGGGTTGTGATAGTGTCCTGTTGCCATTGCGATTTTTCAGCTAGGTATTTCTCCCGTGCTGGAATCTTTTCGGTAAGGTACTCGTCTGCCTGGGTTAGGATATTACGGATGTCATCATCGCTGTATTCCTTGCCATCGACTTCTACATAATCTTTACCGATGTTCTGCAATGCGAACTTCTTGGCGGCTTGTGCTTCCTGTTGGAGTTTTTTCAAATCTTCAAATGATTGAATGTTTTCCAGTTCAGGTTGCTTGACCGGTTCTCCTTGAGAAGTGCCTTGGGTTTTGAGGTTTTGGATCTCGGCCTTGAGTGCTTCTGCGGTTTCTTCCGCTGATTTAGCCCGTGCGGTAAGTTTATTTACTTGCTTTAAGAGCTTGCCTACTGCCTTGGGAGGTTCTTCGCTTTCGCTTTCGTCCTCCTCATCATCAGATTCCTCTGCCTCTTCTTCGGTATCTTCTTCCTCTTCGGAAATAGACTGTGAAAGAACATCTTCTTCTACCTCTGCTTCTGCGTCTTCAGAACTCTCGGTGACTTCTGCTTTCGCCTCATCGGTAGTGGCCTCCTGATCCTGTTCGACTTGATCGACAAAACTTGCCGCCAAATCTTCCATGCTCATTGGGCCTCGCGCTTGATTGTCTTCTGCTCCCGTGGATTCAGCCGGAGCCTCGCTTATAACTGTTTCTGCCATAATAATCTCTGCGTTTGTAGAGTTCGCACTCTCTTACATTGTTCTGCGGAGTAGATACACCCCGCCAATGACAATTTTAGCAGAAAAAAAAACCTATTTCTCAGGAAATTTTAAATATATCCCAGCACTCTAAAAACTTCTCATATTTGCCCCGACTGCTTGGATTGTGAGGGCATAAACTTGCACGGATTCCTGTTAATTGAAGGCATGGAATTAAGTACCAACAGTTCTTAGGCTCAACATAGGCCGCCACCACATCGACCTTGGTGCAATCAATTGGGTCTTTCTCCTTCGATCCTGTTGCCACCGTTACCATGTACCTGCCCAATCCTCCCCGCCCCTCTTTCATTAATCCGCCTGTGCCTTTTATCTGCACTTTAAATGGGCGGCCTGCCTGGTTCATAACGATGCAGTCCTGTGGCAGGTAATCTCCTAACGGGATAAAAACCTCAAGCCCCTGCCTTAGAGCTTCAGTAAAAAATATCTGCTCGTACAGGTTACCCTGTCTCTTCATCTTCGTCCGAAAGTTCTATCTCACTCTCGAACTCAAGCACATCCTCACCCAGCCACTCGTTAAGATCATCCATTGCGATCTTGGCCATATCCATATCCTCAATGTCGGACTCCTCCAACCATCGGTTTAATAAAGCACGATGCTCGTTCTTAAATTTTTGATGCGGAGTGATCGTCATCTTTCTCATCGAGTAATGTTATGATGCGGTGAAAGGCGGCAATCTCACCCGATAGTCGGGCAAGCTTTTCGGGGCTGTCGATGTGCTGGTAATCCATGAAATCTACCAAGCAGGATTCTTTCTGTTCCTTTATAAATTCAATAATGGCCTTGTACTCGGTTAAGTCCTTCAGCCCAGCAACTGCGTCTTGAATGGTCATGCTTTCCGTTTTTTAGGCTTTGGCTGTGATGCTTTGATCGCTTTTGCCGATGGGTAGCCCTTATCACCAGGTTTATTCATCCGCTCGCCCGAGCCTGCTTTAATGCGTTTCTTCTTAGCGGCGATATTTGCCCACAATCCAGGTTTCTTCTTTTTCATTACCATTTAA